CCGGCAGGCCGTCAGCCAGGACCTGATCGACGGATCGTGGGGGAGCTACAGCTGGCCGACGACGCGGTGACCGCCGCGAAGGTCGCCGTGGGGGCGATCAACTCGCAGGCCTTGGCCGCGGCCGCCGTGACCGCGGAAAAGCTGGGCGCCGCAGCAGTAGAGGCGGGGAAGATCGCGGCCGGCGCCGTTACGAAGGACGCCCCTTGCGTCGGCTCGGTCACCGCCGGGGCCATCGTCGCCAACGCCGTTACGGCCGCCGCCCTGGCCGCCGGGTCGGTCACGGCCGCCGCGATCTCGGCGGGCTCGGTTACCGCCGGAGCGCTGGCCGCCGGCTCGGTCACCGCGGAGAAGCTCGTCGTGGGAGCCGTACAGGCGGGCGCCCTCGCGGTAGACGCCGTCACTGCGGGCAAGATCGCCGCCGACGCAGTGACCGCGCGGGAGATTCAGGCGCTCTCCATCACCGCGGCGCACCTGGCCGTCAACTCGGTCACGGCCACCGCGATCCAGGCCGGGATCATCGACGCCACGCACATCAAGGCGGGCGCGATCACCGCGGACAAGATCGGGATCGGAACGACCGGCAACGTGATCCCCGACCCCTCGTTCGAGGGCGCGATCACCGCCGTCCGGGTGCAGGCTGCCGGAGCGCACTGGTCCATCGTGACCAGCGGCCACGACTCCCCGAAGGCACTCCAGGTCTCGGCCACCTCCGCCACCCCGGCCACCCGTTTGCTCACCCTGACGACCGTGCCCGTCCTGCCCGGCGAGGCCTACTACCTCTCCTTCGACTACCTCGCCTCAGCCAACTGGGCGGGCAACAGCATCCGCTTCTACGCGGCCTGGGAGGACAGCGCCGGAACCCCCCTCTCCTGGGGCACCGTTCTCGTCGACACCCCCACCCGCGGTACCTGGAGCCGCGCCGCCGGACAACACCAGGTCCCTGCTGGCGCGGTCCGCGCCCGATTCGTCGTCGAGACCTACCAGTCCACCGCCGGGACGGTCGCCTTCGACAACGTCGAGGTCCGGCCAGTCATCGGCGCGCGCGGCTCCGGCCCGCGGGCCGAGCTGTCCCCCGCTGGTCTGCGGCTGTACGACGGAGGCGGAGACGAGACCGTCTCCCTGGTCAGCGGGAACCGCAACTTCCTCACACTGACGACGGACGGGGTGCCGGTCGCCACCATCGACGACCGAGGTAATGGCAACTTCTCAAACCTGGCCGTGGCCGGAACCCTGACGATCGGCGGGGACCCCCTCGAGAGCGTCATGACCTACGCACCGCGCGGCATCGTCGCCTACGGCCGCCAGACCGCCGCCGTCACCGGCGGCGCCTCCGAGTACGGCTTCGTCGAGCTCGCTTTCCAGGCCGACCCCAGCCGCATGTACCGACTGGTCTTGGATTGCTTCGTCACCGCCTCCACTGAGGGCGGCGAAGTCCAGGTGAGCTTCCGTGACGGTGGCACCTCCACCCCCAGCGTCAACAGTTCCATCCTGCAGACCAGAGTCTTCGCCCTTGCGGGAAACGCCTACCGGCCCGTCCGCGTTGAGCTCGTCCGGTCCGGTGCTGACTTCGGCGCAGGCCTCCACCGGATCCTTTCCACCTTCCACGCGCAATGGGCCCCGCCCGGTACCACCGTCACCCTGTTCGGCCGCGAAGACCTCCCCGGGATCATGTACGTCGAGGACATCGGCCCGGCGATCCCAGACACCGGGGTCTACAACACCGGGGGTGGCACAGTCACCCCGCCCCGCCAGACCATCACCAGGTACTACGGGGCCGCCTGGTCCGGCTCCTACGCCAACCGCTCCGGCTACAACAGCTTCTACGGCAACAAAATGATGCAGGGGTACTACTCCGGCACCAACGGCCTGCAGGCCTCCCTCGTCGGCTTCAACCTGGGCAGCGACCTGGCCGGCGCCGAGATCAACGAGGTCGCCGTCTACCTGTACTTCGATCACTGGTACTCCGCCTCCGGCGGCACAGCCGTCATCCGCGCCCACGGCCACAGCGGCCGCCCCGGCAGTTTCAGCTCCGACTCCGACTCTGTGAGCGAAGGCTTCGGCCGCAACGAGGGCAAGTGGGTCGACATCTCCGCGATCTTCGACAGCACCAGCTGGCGCGGCATCGCGCTCGACCCCAACAACACCAGCAGCCAGTACTACGGCCGCGCCCGCGGCGCCGGCGAGGACTACGCCCCTCAGCTCCGCGTCACCTTCACCAAGTAGAGAGGACATCCCCATGCCTGCATCCACGCTCCTGCAAGAGCACGAACTCGTCCGCAACGTTGCCTTCGGCGCGCGCGTCCGCACCGCGATCACGCGCGTGGCCCGAGAGGTCCTGGCCGAGGATCCGGCCACGCCAGGCAATCCCCTCCGCGTCGCCCTGGCCCGCGGCACCCTCAGCCCTGGGGACTACACGACTCCGGGGCGGGCCGGGGTCATCGCCGCCGACCCCGCCATCTCCGCGGCCGCCGCAGCCAGCCCCACGCCCGACGATCCGCAGGAAGCCCAGAAGGCCATCACAGACGAGCAGATCCTGACCGCCGTCCGCGCGGCCTGGAACACCATGGCCGGCCTCTCCACGTACGACCTCGCGCACCAGCCCCAGTAGGCCAGCCCGCGACGCAAGCCGCCTGGTTCTCCACCATGCGCAGTGCGGGGGCCGCGGCCTGCGGGCCCGGCTCCCGCGCACCCACCGACCACCGAAACCGACGAGGAGGCGCCCGTGAACTGGCTCCTGTCGCTGGCGCCTGTCCTCACTCCGATCTGCGGCATGATCGGGGTCCTGGGCGGTGCCTGGCTCCTGCACCGCCAAGCCAAGCGAAAGCAGGACAGCGAGGCGAGCTTCGCCGAGTCGCAGTCCTTCATCACCGCCGTAACCACGGTCACCGAAGGGTTCACCGGCCTGCTGGAGCAACAGCGCGCGGCGAACGCCCAGACCCTGGAGCGCGTCACCACCCTCGAAGCCCGGCAGATCGACCTGGAGCGCAAGGTCGAGACCCTCCAAGAGGAACAGCGGCAGTGGCGCCGCTGGAAGGCCGCCGCCGTCGACTACATCCACCAGCTGCGAACCCTCGTGGGGAAGCTCTACCCCGGCCCGCCGCCACCGGCGCCCCGCGAGATCGCCGACGATCTCGGCGACCCGGTGCAGGGAACCTGAACGAGCACGCGACCTAAACCGGCGGCCCGGCGCACAGTCCACCCGACTCGCAACCTGCAGAAGGGCTGGACCATGACAACGCTCGACTCCATCACCGCCGGCGCCCAGGTAGGCGCCCTCCTTCCGCTGCTCACCGCAGTGGTGCAGCGCCCCGCCTGGTCGGCCAAGGTCAAGAAGAAGGTGGCGCTGGTCGTCGCCCTGGTGGCTGGTGTGGCCACCGTGGCGGGCACCGGTGGCTGGGCCCAGTTCCAGCACGGCGGCCTGACCCTGACCACCATCCTCGCCGTGGTGGCCGCCTCTCAGGCGACGTACGACCTCGTGTGGAAGCCCACCACGCTCGCACCGCTGATCGAATCGGTGACCAGCCCGAAGGGGGCGGAGCAGGCCGAATAGCGCCTGCACCACCAACTGGGCACCCCACCAGCGGGTATCATCCGCAAAAGAGGTGGCTGTACCGCTGCACCGTAAGGTGCCGCGACAACTGCGTTGAGAATGTCCCGTTCCTTCGGCCTGGGGCTTGATTGGCAACAGTCAGGTTGGCCTGCGCGGCGGGACATCGAGACCACCGGGTGCGTGCAGAGCACTCGGGGCCGGGGAGCGGATGCTCCTGCGATGATCCGGCACACGCAGTCGTCCGCGCGCGGTACGGCCACCTCGTCTCGTGCCGTGAGGCGCACCAGTGCAGGGGCTCGAGAGCAACGGGCCATGACCCCAGGAGGAGCCCCGGAATGGCCCAAGCGCAGGAGACGGCAGCCGAGATCAAGCGGCTGTCGGACATGGATCCGGAGGCCTTCGCGGCGACGGTCGTGGCCTACGCCACGGGCGGGACGGACCGCCGGACGTCGCGGCCGGTTCAGGGTGCGGCCCTCGCTTCTCCGGTTCTTGTGTCGCGGACCCTGGACGTTCTGGAGAGGGCCAGCCGAGAAACCCGTACCTACCTGCCTCGCGGGGAGGACGAAAGCAAGAAGGCGTACCAGGCTCGTACCGGCCCCTTCCGTGAACAGCTGCGCAGCGCGATGCCAAACCTGCAGGCCGTCGTCGAGGGCTTGGCCGAGGACGAAGCCGACTTCCTCGTACAGCTGGACGACGAGGCCTTCGCCGAGGAGTGGACGACGTTCGTCCTCGACCGTTCCGGTTACGGCCGCGCCGTTCCTCGCCGCGTTCAGGGACTCGCATTTCGGTCACTGAGCGTAGCCCCCCGGGCCGCCGCGCTGTCCCGGAAGATGCTCGAAGAGCCGGCCGCATACCTCCCGGCCGTGGCTGAGGAAGGCCGCAAGGCGCGCGATGCGCGGCTCGAGATGTTTCGGTCCCGCGCCGAATCCGAGATGCGCTTCTTGAGGTACGCCCTCCAGTACGCCGAAGCCCGTCACGGCCGGATGCCGAGCGAACCGAATGTCCGCCTCCAGGCGCTCCGCCTCCTTGGCGAGGCCCATCCCGAAGAGCTGTCGCAACTCATGCACAGGGTCCGGAACGGAGCGCGCGCAGCACGTGATGAGCTCAGGAGGGAACGCCGAGAGGCACGCCGCGCGGCCGCCGCGGAAGTCCAGTAGCAACCCCCCTCCAGACTGCACGGGCGCGCCTTCGGGCGCGCCCTTCGTTGTTTGTCCCGAGCTGCGATCCGCAGCCGATCGGGCGGGGGGCGATCCGCAGCCGGGGCGATCGGGCGGGGGGCGATCCGGCAGGGCGGTCCCGGCCGGGGGCGATCGGCGCGGGGGCGATCGGCGCGGGGGCGATCCGGCAGGGCGGTCCCGGCCGGGGGCGATCGGCGCGGGGGCGATCGGCGCGGGGGCGATCCGTGGGGGCGATCCGGCGGGGCGATCCGCGCGGGGGCGATCCGGCCGGGGGCGATCCGGCTGGGGGCGATCCGGCCGGGGGCGATCGGCGCGGGGGCGATCCGTGGGGGCGGTCCGCGCGGAGGCGATCCGGCTGGGGGCGGTCCGCGCGGGGGCGGTCCGGCCGGGGGCGATCGGCGCGGGGGCGATCCGTGGGGGCGGTCCGCGCGGGGGCGATCCGTGGGGGCGGTCCGCGCGGGGGCGATCCGGCCGGGGGCGATCGGCGCGGGGGCGATCCGGCCGGGGGCGATCCGGCTGGGGGCGATCCGGCCGGGGGCGATCGGCGCGGGGGCGATCCGTGGGGGCGGTCCGCGCGGAGGCGATCCGGCTGGGGGCGGTCCGCGCGGGGGCGGTCCGGCCGGGGGCGATCGGCGCGGGGGCGATCCGTGGGGGCGGTCCGCGCGGAGGCGATCCGGCTGGGGGCGGTCCGCGCGGAGGCGATCCGGCCGGGGGCGGTCCGCGCGGGGGCGGTCCGGCCGGGGGCGATCGGCGCGGGGGCGATCCGTGGGGGCGGTCCGCGCGGGGGCGATCCGTGGGGGCGGTCCGCGCGGAGGCGATCCGGCTGGGGGCGGTCCGCGCGGGGGCGGTCCGGCCGGGGGCGATCGGCGCGGGGGCGATCCGTGGGGGCGGTCCGCGCGGAGGCGATCCGGCTGGGGGCGGTCCGCGCGGAGGCGATCCGGCCGGGGGCGATCGGCGCGGGGGCGGTCCGGCCGGGGGCGATCCGCGGGGGCGATCCGCGGGGGCGATCCGCGGGGGCGATCCGCGGGGGCGATCCGCGGGGGCGATCCGCGGGGGCGATCCGCGGGGGCGATCCGCGGAGGTGACGTGAGGTGATGCGATGCGCCTGGCGGTGCACTCGTGAGGCGCGCTCTGGGCAGTCCCAGAGCGCGTCACCTCACGTCACCTCACGTTGGGCGCGCGCCCTGGTTCAGGTAGGGCGCGAACATCTCGGCGATTCGCAGCTCAGGCACGCGCGCGTTCCGGTAGGAGTCGGCGAGCTCGGTCTGACCTTCCTTCTCCAGGACCTCAATGACGGCCGACCGCTGCTCCTGGAGGAAGTTCCGTAGCTCAGCCATCGGGGCAACGGACTTGGGCCCCAGGTGTTCACCCACGGTGACGAACAGCACGCGAGCCTGAATTACGGCCTCCGCCATCAAGACCTCACGGGCCCTCTCCGCGTCCCGCTGCGCCTTCGTCATGCGGCGGGCGGGAAGGGGCTGCTGCGGGCGGTCCTGCGGTTCCTCGGCGGCGCTGGTGTCCTCGGGCCGCTCGTCCGTCGGCGGTGGCGGATTATCGGGGTCCGGCGGCGGTGGGGCCGCCGCGTCCGGTTCCTCGGGCCTGGCGCCGGCCTGGCCGGGTTCCTCGGCCGTGGGCGTGTGCGGCCCCACCGGCGTGGGGCTGGACGTCACTGCGGAGGGGTGGGACTGATGTCCGGGCTTGGCGTCACGCTTCTCCCTGTTCGAGCCCCCGCTGTCGGACCCGCTGCCGTTGCTGTTCGTCTTCTTCGCCTTGACGATCGCCAGCGAGCGGGTGAGCAGGTCGTCCGCGTTCATGACCCCCAGTGAGGTCTCAGTGCTGACCCTGGCCAGCGTTCGCCTGCCCCACTCCTCCCGGACATCTTCCAGCGCGGCAACGGGGTCGGTCTCGTTCTTGAGGGCTGCACCGATGATGGCCACGGCCTGCTCGCCTGTCAGCCCGGGCGTCGACGGAGCCACCTGCGGCGCGGCGACAGGCGCCTGAGTTGCCGGTTGGGCCGCTTCGGTGCTGCGCCCCAACTCGCTGAGGTACGCGTCGGGGCGCAGTTCATTCGTCGACCGAGTGTCAGCCGCCTCCTGGAACCCGAGGTACCGCAGCAGCTTGTCGATGGAGAAGTCGGTAAGCGGCTGGGTCTCCCCCGGTTTGATCTCCCAGTGCAGAGTCCGGCCGCCGGTCAGGTAGGCCTCGCCGAGCGCGCGGAGTTCGACGGTGGCGTCCACGGCCGAGCTGAGGTTCTTTTCCGCCTTGATCTTCCGCGTGGTGTACCGGGTCGGCTTGTCGTTCTCGTAGGCGGTGACGACTTCCTGGCGGGCGATGAGCAGTGTGGGGCCGGAGTGCCGGCGCAGCAGCCACAGAACCTCGCCCCACCGGTCTTTCGCGTCCTGCCAAAGACCGTGGTCGACGACGGCCGGTTCGTCGATCAGGGACAGGCGTCCTCGGCTGTCCCGTACGCGGCGGGCGGCACGCTCCCGGGCGACCAGGGCCTGTTCGTCGCTCAGGAGGTCCCAGAGGGAGGTGACGTCGTCGAGGACGAGCATGTTCGGCTTGCCGTTCACCGGCGGGCGAGCGATAGCACACCGGATGGCGTCAAGGATCTCCTGGTAGGAGCCGTCATGCGGGACGATCTCGTACCGGGCCCCTTCTATGCGGCCGTAGTAGTCCGCGGCGCCCTGACTGCCGCCGATACCAATCCAGTACGTCATGCCAACGAGGTCGGAGCTGGAGCCCCGGGCCGCCTCGTAGCGCTTGCCTGACTTGTCCGCCCCCGTGATGAGGATGATCGGCGGATTCGGGCGGCCGGTCGGCTTGCGAAAGGTGCGTTCGCGCTGGGGCGCGAGGAGTCCAGGCATGGCGGTGTGTCCTTCTGTTCGGGGCCCCGGGTTGCTCTCCCGGGATGCTGCGCCGCCGAAGGGCTTAACCTCTCCCTAAGCGCGCTGCTGTAATATTTTAGCGCGTTCTAGGGGGTGCTCACTACCTGTCGAGGAGATCCGACACCGGAGTTTCCCCGGCCGGGTCCGCGTCCTCGCGGTGCCGTAGGTACCAGGCATCCAGGTCCGGGGCGCTCTGGGCCCCCTCATCGAGCACGCCGGCGTCAAGCGCCGCCCAGTCCTCCACCGAGTCTTCGTATTCGCCCTGCAGCGTGGCCGCGTCATGTCGGCTCAGGGCCGCGGCCATGGACTCCCACGACGTCCCGGACAGAGCTTCCGCCACGACGGTGTAGTCGACAAGAGCGTTGGCAAGCTGACGTAGGCGCCGCGCGGCGATCAGCCGATCAGCAGGCGTCGCCGGCGTGGCCGAGGCCCCGACGACCTGACGGGCGAGATCGGACAGATCGCGGGCGGCGCGGGCAGCGGTGATCCGGGCCAGGATCTCCGGGGTCATAGTGCGATCCGATCATGCAGGCGGCGGGCACCCCGCTCTCGGGCGCCCGCCGCAAATCGTGCGAGTTGAGGTGTCAGAGTGCCGTACTGGTACCGCTAGTGGTCACGAGGTCCTCGACATTGAACTCTGCGGAGACCTGAATGCCCGTCTCCGCCGCGTACCGGCTGAGCAGGCGGCGGCGGACCTTGCGACCGTTGCCCGGCGTCTGTCCCAGGGCGCGCCCCATGGCTCCGCCGGAAAGAGTGCCACCAGGCGCAAACAGGTCCGTCCGGCCTGCGCGGAGGGCTTCCTTGACCTTGAGGTACAGCTCTTCCTCGGTCATCGGCTGAGACGTCTCGTCGCTGGCCGGCTGGTCAACCTGATCGTCTCCGGCACCCGGTACTTCCGACACGGGCTCCCGTTCGGCGGCCGGCGCAGAGGCAGGCGCCTCGGGTGCGATGGTCGCGGTGACCTGGGCACGCGGAGAGGGAACCGCGGCCGCGAACGCGGAAGCGGGCGTCAAGGAAGGCGGAACCGGCTCGGTGGGCACCGGCTCTGTCGGCACATCAGCGTCCTGAACCGGCTGGACCTCTTCGGTTACCGGGGTGAGCGCGCCGAGCTTGAGGAGCACCCGCTCCCTGGGCGGCGTCTTCCTGCGCCACCACCAGCCGTGTTCCTCCTTCAAGTCGGCGATCACCAGCTGCCGGGCACGCTCCAGCTCCAGGGCCTGCTCGTAGGAGGTGATCTCCCAGAGGATCATGCGCCGCCAGATGAGGAGCGTCGATACGGGGGCCACCAGCCAGCGCGACCGCCGCGTCTTCTCCATCCGCTTGCCGGTCGCCTGCCCGATCCGTACTGCGTAGATGTGCGCCATGATCTCGGCGAACACCACCCACAGCAGCGGCATCGTGCCGTGCGCGATCTTCGCCGTGAGCGTCTGTCCGGCGGAAACGTTCAGCCAGCAGGTCACCGCGGTCAGCGCCCACGGGACGAACCGCACCCAGGCGAGCTGCATGTTCATGCGGATCAGGATGAGGTTCGCCACGGAGAATGCGGGGATGGCGACGTCAACGCCCATGGGCAGCATCCACGGGTGGTCGAAGCCCCACTTGGCCCCGGCCTTGGTCAGCGCGCCGTAGGAGGTGGCGAGACCGAGTCCGCTGACGTAGCTCGCACCGGCGGCCGCGATGCCGGCCAGGACCTTCTCTGCGCGCGTCAGCGGAGGCACCTGCGGCCGCGGGGCCGGGTCCTCAAGCGCGCGCGGGGTGGGCAAAGTCGACACAGCACGTCCCTTCGTTCGGGTTTCCCGGGCGGCTTATGCTCATGACCGCCCAAGTCGACCAAACGATATAGGGTTCTCCGTCTTATGCGCCCCTGACCTCGCCCACTGCCCGTCAGCAGGCGGCCCGACCTGGCGTTTCGCGCACGCTGTGGCTACCAGTCGAGGTCCTTCTTCGGCTTCCGCCGGTCCTCACCGATGATTTTCAACACGTGCGCGCGACTCTCGATCCGTGAGAGCAACCGCTCGCCCAGGATGTCGACGATGCCCGGGTTCCCTCCGGTGCCCCTGCTTCTGAGGTTCGTCGTGTACGCGGTCGGCCGGCCAGCAGCCAGCCGGGAGTCGATGAGGTCGACGGTCTCCCGGCGGGCGAACTCCGTGGCGGTGCCGTCCATCTCGCCCGCGAGTTCGTCGAGGATGAGCAGGTCCGCCTCGACGTGCCGCTTGCGGACCTGGTAGGCGCGCTGCCCGTCCGGGCTGCCGTCAGGCCTGCGCCATGCGAGGTACGTCGCGTGCTTGACGAGGAGGGTGACCAGTCCCCGCTCGCTGGCCTCGTTACCAAGAGCGGCGGCCGCGGTTGTCTTCCCGCTCCCGATGGGGCCCGGCATGATCAGGTTCAGGACCTCCGGTCGCACCCCGTCCCGTTTCGCCTGGACCAGCGTGTCGAGCCACCTTTCCAGGCTCTTCGGCTTCTGCTGCGGGTCGTCAAGGTGCTTGAAGCGGAACCGCAGGTAGTCGTCGTGGGCTGCCTCGCGCATGCTGCTGATCCAGATGTTCTTGAGGGCGCGTGCCTGTGGGACAGACACGTTGTCCCACAGGCCGTCCTCGGGTTCAGGCTGGGCGGGGATGCCCAGCTGGGACATGTCCGCTCCCCCGCGGCGAAGCGTTTCCAGGAGCTTGGGAGTGATCTCGAAGAGCCGTCGGGGCTCGCGGCCGGCGGCGATGGGGGTGGTCTCCAGGGCGACCGTCATCAGGCTCACGCTCCTCGGGGTCAGGCCGGAAGGACGCCGAACACGGCGTCGTCGGTGTCGTCGGGCGGGGTCGTTTCGGAGCCCGGGACCGTGGTGTTCATGGTGTTGCCCCAGGTGGCAGCGTCGCTGTACGGCGTCGGACGGCTCCCGGTGCGCGGCGCGATGTGGTTCGTGACGACCCCAAGGGCTTCCTGCCACTGCTGGGCGCTGGGCCAATGCTTTCTGGCGTGCTGCAGAGCTTTGGCGCATTCCTGTTTCGTGTAGTTCTTCGCAAGAGCGTTACGGACCTGACGACGCATGGCGACGTAGCCGCCCTTCTGCCCGACGTACTTGCCGAAGTGCTCTTCGGCCAGCTTCCACCACCACGCTGCGACTTCCTCGGCGTCGTCGTCGAGAGCCTTCTTCTCAGCGGCCTTGGCCGTGTTCGTCTCGGCTCTCTTCACCGCCGCGGCGGTCGGCTTCTGCGCGGCCCGCTTCGCGGTCGGCGCCGCCTTGGCCTGCGGGGCTGTCTCCTCCATCTCGGGTTCCGGCTCTTCCTCCGCCTGAGCATCCGGCTTCGCCTCCGGGTCACCGCCCAGGTCCGGCTCGAAGCCGTCAGAACCGAGGCTGCCGTCGGGGTAGCGCACCAGGAAGGAGCCATCGGGCTGCTCCACGACGGGGATGGTCAGGGACTCCCCGAACGTCTTGTAGTCCGCGGCCCACTGCTCGACAGGGAACTCGCTGACGGCCGCACCCATGGCGATGCCCGTGTGCCGGAATTGGCGGCGCTCCAGCCGGTAGTAGCCGTGGGCGGCCAGTTCGTGAAGGGTCTTGCGGACGGCCTCACGGCCTTCGCGGCCTTCGCCCTTGCAGAGCTGCTCGGAGCGCACCTTCCACTCCTCGCTCTGGTCAAGGATGTAGGTGAGCAGTCCAAGGGCCCGGTAGCTCAGCCGGCGGTCTCGGACGGTGGCCGACTCCACGTGAACGTAAAAGTTGCGGCGGTTGGCACGGAGGGCGGTGGGGCTGTTCATGCGACGGCCTCGCTGGCGTGGTCGGTGTCGAACACGCTGGTGGTGTCCTCGGGGAGTCGGACGTAGGTGTGCCAGGTCTTGCGGTCGTGTTCGCCGGTCTCGTAGACGCGGTTCGTCTCGACCATGGCGCTGGCCCGTAGTTCGGAGAGGGGAAAGCGGACCTGGTGGGGGGTGAGGCCCAGAGCGGCGGCAAGGGAGGGGATTGCCGTCCACTCTCCGGAGGTGCGCAGCACGAGGACGGTGTAGAGGCGGAACGCCCGGTCGGAGATGTCGGTCGCGAGAGCGGGATCGAGGACGGTCTGCTGGGTGGGGTTCATGCGGGTGGTCCTTGGGTGCAGGGGCCCGGCTTCCTGGCGGGGGCGGCCGGGCCCGACGTGCGGTCGGCTCGACTACTCCTGCTCGGCAGGCGGCTGCCCGGCCGTCAGTTCCGGCAGGTCGCCCATCAGGTGACGGAGCTGACCGCTCTGCGCGGCCTTCATGAGGATGTCGCGGCCCAATCCGCCGTCCGCCCAGGTGAACGTGACGTTCCCGGTGGCCTTGCCACCAGAGACGTACTTGAGACCGGGGATGATCTCGCCTGCCTCGTCGACGATGTGGCCCGTCTTGGCGTCGTACACCGCGCGGCCGAGAACGGCCTTCTCCCACATCGGATCGCGCTGGATGATGGCCTGGTGACCGCCGTGGGTTGCCGCGTAGGCATCGAAAGCATCGCTGTCGTCCACCACGATTTTCGACTTCGTGGTGTTCACGGTGTACTTGCCCGCGACGATGCCGTCGACCCTGGCCACGATGCCGGACTGCCCATTCTCCTCATACGCCTTGACCAGCAGCGGGGTAGCTGCGTCGAGCCTCTCCTGGATCGGGGGGGCGATCTCTTCGGAGATCAGGCGCGCAAGCGCGGCGACGAGCGCGACCTGCTCCAGGGGCAGGGCGGGCTGTTCGTGCTGCTCGGTGGCGTCGTTGGGCATGTCGGTGTTCCCTTTCTTCCCCGGGCGCTGCCCGGGATTTGGGTCATCCCGGGCGGGGCGCTTCGAGGGCGTCGAAAGGTAGTACGACAACCGGCGATTTTTGTTACACCTAGGCCCGGGTAGCTGGGTCGCTCTCCCAGCCATGCGAAATGTTACAGCATTGCGAGTGGAATGATCAGGGAGCGACGCAAGACCCGAATTTCCCTACGGTCACCGCTGGTTCCGCCACCACGGCGACGTCGCCACCCGGTGACGGAACCCCGGCGCCGCCCAATCCGGATCCCGGACGGCACCGGCCCGGCAGCGGGCGGAGGACCGGCCATGACGGCATGTCCCGCTTGCGAGGCGGGGCGCCGCGGTTGAAGTCCGCGGGCTCGCAGTCCTCCCCCGCCGCCGGCACCCGCACTCCGTCGGAGAGGACCGCACCAGCCGTGACCGAGACCGTGACCGCCCCCCGCTACGTCACCTACGTGCCGCTCACCGACCTGCGCCCCGCGCCCCGCAACCCCAAGCGACACGCCCTGGAACTGATCATCGACTCCATCCGGATGCACGGCCTGGTGGAAACCCCCGTCGCCGACGAGCGCACCAGCCGAATCCTGCACGGCCACGGCCGCCGCGAGGCCCTGATCGAACTACAGACCCGCGGAGCCCAGCCCCCCGACGGTGTCCTCCTGGACAACGACGGCGGATGGCTGGTCCCGCTCCTGCGCGGCTGGTCCTCACGCGATGACGCCGAGGCAGAAGCCCTGGCCATCAAGCTCTCCCGCCTGCCCGGAGAAGGCGGCTGGGACCCCCGCGAGTTCGCCGCCGTCCTCGAGGACCTCGCCACCAGCGACGCCGAGCTCTTCGACTCCCTCGCCATCCCCCACGACGAGATCGACCAGATGCTGCGCCAGGTCGACCCGGAGACACTGCCCGGCGGCCTCCGCGAAGACGAGCCGCCCACCCTTCACCTCCCGGACGACGGCGACGCCAACGAGATGAGCGCCGACGACGCCGGACGCGCCGCGCACTCGACCTGCCCCGCCTGCGGCCACACCTTCACCAACGGCCGCTGAGCACCCCCGAGGTCCGCCCATGTCCCCACGCCGCAAGGCCCGCCGGCCCGAACTCGCCGCCGGGCGCCCACGTCTGCTCTCCGACGAGGTGGAAGCCCGCCTCGTCGCCGCGTCGCGCACCGGCGTAGCAGTCGAGCTTGCCGCGGAGATGGCCGGCATCTCACGCCGTACCTTCCTCGCCTGGATGGCGCGCGGCCGCGCCGAAGCAGAGGCCCGCGACGCCGGGGAGGACGCCGACCAGGGCGAGGACGAGTACGTCGCCCTCTACGAGAAGGTCCGCACCGCCCGCGCCACGGCCGCGACCCGGGCCATGGCCAACATCAGGCGCGTCGCCGATGGCGGGATCGTCACCAAGGTCACCACCCGTAAGTTCAGGGACCCTGAGACCGGCCAGATCGTCGAAGAGACCACGGAGGACCGCACCGCCCCGGACTGGCGGGCGGACGCCTGGTACCTCGAACGGCAACACCGCGAGCACTACGGCAAGGACGCCACCTTGGCCGTCGAGATCACCGGCCTGGGCGGCGCCGTGCTCCAGAACGAGCAGGCGGTGGACCTGTCGGCACTCGCAGAGCGCCTGAACGAAAGCCTCTTCGCCGTCGAGTACCCGCCCGAACTCGAAGCCGGCGGCGTGATCGATGCGGAGATCGTCGACCCCTGACGCGCCAGCGGCCCACCCCTGCCTCTCACGGCCCCGACATCAGCACGCGACGTTAACCGGACGCCCCCTGCACGGTGCTCCCTCCCAGACCAACGTCATCGGAGGGCACCCCCACCATGGAGATCATCACCCGCGCCCAGTGGGGCGCACGGCCGTGGAACGGCACCCCCAACACCGTGCCGCTCAGCCGCCGTACCGAGTTCTTCGTCCATCACGACGGCGAGAGCCCCATCACCCGCACCGGGTACGCCATCATGCGGGCGATCGAGGCCACCCACATCGGACAGGGCTGGGCCGGCGTGGGCTACAACTTCGTCATCGACCAGGCCGGCAATGTCTACGAAGGCCGCGGTTGGGGCTTCCAGGGCGCGCACTGCCCCGATCACAACACGACTGGCATCGGCGTGCAGATCGCCGTCGGCGGCGGCCAGACGCCCAGCGCCGCGGCGCTGGCCGCGTGCCGCGCCCTGTACGAGGAGGCGTGCCAGAAGACCGGCCGCTCCCTCGCCAAGAAGGGCCACCGCGACGGCGTCGCCACCGAATGCCCGGGCAAGCAGCTCTACGCCTGGGTGCAGGCAGGAATGCCGGCCGGGGACTACAAGCCCTCCCCGGGCCCGGGCGGCACCCCCGGCCCCGGATCGGACGGCACCGCGCGGTACCAGGTCACCATCGGCGGCCTGACCTACGGCTACGGCGCCCAGGGCGCCCACGTGACCAAGGTCGGCGAAGCCCTGGTGCGAAAGGGATTCGGCCGGCACTACACCTCGGGCCCGGGCCCGGTCTGGACGGACGTCGACACCGCCAACTACTCCGACTACCAGCGCTCCCTCGGTTACACCGGCGACGCCGCCGACGGCGTGCCCGGCGAGGACTCCCTGCGCAAGCTCCTCGGTACGGCGCCGACCCCGTCCGGCCTGCCGCCGTACCCGGGCCGCGAGGCCTTCGGACCGGGCAAGTCCAACACCCACATCCAGCGCCTGGGCGAGCAGCTCGTCCGCCGCGGGTTCGGCAGGCACTACAGCGTCGGGCCGTCCCCGCAGTGGGGCGAGTCCGACCGCAGGAACGTGGCCGACTTCCAGCGTTCCCGCTCCGAGCTCGCCGGCGACGCGGACGGCTACCCGGGCCCGCTCACCTGGAAGCTCCTGTTCTCCTGACCCGCCCCGGCCCGGCGGCACCGATGCCGCCGGGCCGCCCCCTCACGAAAGGCCCCTGAATCCGTGGCTGGCGAAACCCTGATCACCGTCATTGGCAACCTCGTCGATGACCCCGAGCTGCGCTTCACCCCGGCGGGCGCGGCCGTCGCGAAGTTCCGCATTGCGTCGACCCCGCGCACCTTCGACCGGCAGACCAACGCATGGAAGGACGGCGAGAGCCTGTTCCTGACTTGCGCGGTGTGGCGGCAGGCCGCCGAAAACGTCGCAGAGTCACTCCAGCGCGGGATGCGAGTGATCGTCCACGGCCGGATCAAGCAGCGCACCTACGAGGACCGTGAAGGAGTGCGACGGACGGTGTACGAGCTCGACGTCGATGAGGTCGGGGCCAGCCTCAAAAACGCGACGGCGAAGGTCACGAAGGCCGCGGCCGCCACAGGGCAGCGGCCTGCAGCCGGTGCGGGGCCGGTCGCTGACGATCAGTGGGCAGGGCAGCAGCCGCCGTTCTGA